ATTGCTGTTGTATCTATAAATCCGTAAAGTTCTCTATAATTTTGGTCCATAAAAAGAGGTCTGATGTTTGCTGGATTTTCTACACTAAGAAAAACTATCTTCCAATCTTCTTTCTTTTTACTTCCTTTCTTGTCTAATAGCGGACCTTTAATGAAAGTATCTCCATAAAGAGAACCACATTTTGAAGCCTGTGGGAAAACAATGTCATCAGCATCATTATCATCATAGACTTTCATTATCATTTTTTCTTTGATTTCTGCTTTCATTTCTAACACATCATCTGTTTCATCTAAGGATGGGATGTTCACCTCAACTGGTGCATCAAATAAAAGAGAAGCAAAATTTTCTACTATGGTTGCACAGTAGTTGTCTGTCCTTTGGCTTGCTCCAGGAGCTTCATTATGATTCCATTGGTCGCCTCGATAAAATTGTTGTAGAGTGTTGTACCCAACAAACTGATACCCAGTCGAACCCCTGGTTGCTGCTACTCCCCCCACTCTGAATGAGAGGTCATCGGAAGTTTCCGATTTTGATTCTTGATAACGGTTTGTAATCTCCTGCTCAAAATCAGTTAGCTCTGCTTTGGACATGTTGTCTTTATATTCAAACATATTTTTAGCTTATTATTTTTTCAGTTATGTTAAATGATTTAGTTTTTACTTGGGTGTTGGGAATCTTTAAAACATTTTCAGGGCTGTCTGCTAATATATTTAGGTCATATACTTTTGTCTGATGGCCTGAGAACTTCTTTTCTAAATACCAAATAGGAAGTGCAAATGCGATAACATGGTCTTGCTCTAATTTTTTGTCATCCATTCTGTAATTGCCAAGTTGCTCCTCCAGGATTGGGTCTTGAAAGCTCCGTATTTTTCCATACATAGGAACATCCTCAACTAATTTTCCTGATGAGTTATGATGATACTTTCTCTTATAAGTCATAGCTCTAACTGTTAAGAAAAGCATTTCATCTTTAGCTTTCTTGGCGATTGCAAAATCATACAAATGTCTAACATGCAATTCCCTAAGCATTTTTTTAATCATTACGCCTCCCATTCCACTAGAGTCATGAATTATCATGGCCTCATTGAAATCCTGTTGGAGAAGTCTAAGTTTTGCTAGAGCTTCATAGGGGCTTCCTCCTTTGACTGCATCTGAATAAACCATTTCATAATACACTTTGTTTTCACTCGGGTTAGAACACATCTTAAGTTCTGTGTAGTCAAATACTTTAAATACAGTTGGGTCGCCTGTGTCTGAAAATCCCCAGTCAACTCCTATGATATAATTTCTATTTGCATATCCCTGCGTAATTGGCTCTTTGTCATTCCACATATTGGCAATAACAGCTGAGTCATATAGCTTAGCTCCAGTTGTAACGAACTCCCCAAAGGCAACCTGCCGATATTTTGCTGGGTCTGTTTCTTTAATGGCCTTTAAAACACTATCTCTTTCTTCTGCTCCTATAAATATGTTATCTGTAAGACGCCCCTGCAGGGTGAAAAATCCCTTTTCTAATACAAGCCCTTGCTTTGCTATCCTATTATAGTAAGTGTGGGAGGGTTTATCTACCTCTGGTGTACCAATAATATCGAGCGGACCCCCCGTATCGATAAGCCTTGATTGAATTTTGGCTGGAAGTTCACTCCTCAAATGATTGGATTGGGGCGCCTCATCATAGCTTATATAATAAAACTGAGTTCCTGCCAAACTTGAAGCCTGGTCATCACCAGTTGGTGCGCCTTTAATCATTGAGTTGTTAGAGAAAACTATTTCCCTCCTAATCTTTTTTTGGTCAACCAGGAATCCACCTATGTTACATTCGTTTCTAACAGACTTCCCCTCCCATTTATAAATCAATTTGCTTTGCAGAATATCAACGATATATCTATAAGCTGCATCAACTTGCATAGAGTGGGGAGATAGATTAAGCGTAGCATATCTAATGTCATTAATATAATCAGGTGGGCCTTGCGCTCCTATCTTATAAAAATTCATCCAGATATGTTTTACGCTAGTAACAAAAGTTTTACCGAATCTATTTGATGGGCATAATATATTTTTTAAGAACGGATAATCTATTAGTTGTTCTGTTGGTGGTAGTATTAAATTTATTGATGCTGCCAACTCGCATGCGTCTTTAATTCTTGTTTTGGTTGTTAGCCATAACCATACCTTTTGAGCATCATGAAATTTAAGACCTAAAAATTCTTCGCCAAAATAAACTGGGTCAAGTCTTCCTTTGGCAATTTTTTTTGCCATAGAAAGTCTGCCATAATCTTTTTCTTTTTCAATGTCCTTTACTATTTGATTGTAGTTTTTTTCCAGGGCCATTATCGTTCTACCTCCTCAGCTGGTGCAGTATCGATTGACTTAGTAACGGCAATGTCAACACCAGCAGCTGGGACTGTTAATTGTTTAATGTCTTCATCTTCATCATCTATTGCATCAACTTCTATTGCCCCGTACTGAGCGCCTTTCATCATATCCTCATACATGTTAGATTTTCTATCCTCCTCTTTTTTCTTAATCTGCACTGTTGCTCTGGAGTCCCTGGCTTTCATAGCATTAAAAAGCCAAGTCATTCTCTGCTCAGCTGGTATTTTTTCTAGCTTCTCTGGGTCCTCTAATATTTCATCTAAGGTCAAATCAGCCAGCGTCAAAATTTTCTTGATTGAAGATTCCTCTAGTTTAACTTCGGTCATTATTGTTTCCTCAGTTTTTTTCAGAATCCTCTCCTGCATAGCTCGATGCTTTTTCTCAGCATGCTTTCTAAATTTCTCAATAAAATACTTCCATTGCCGATAAGAAATTTCTGGGTCAATGGGTTCGACATAATCTTTGTGAAATTTTGCGATTGATGTCTGTCGGCCAATCAATTCGTATTTCTTCATGATTGGCTCAAAGTATTTAGATTTTGCCACCTTGCTAGTGCCAGGTTGAAAGACTTTACTCATACTTATATAATACCATTTTTATCCACAACTCACAACTGCGATGGGGTATTGACATTTTCTGTGGGTATGGTATTATATAATTAACAACTAAATATATAATCTGTGTTGCGACATAAACTGCAAAAAGAAAGAATCTGGGTGAAAGTGATTGTGCTGTCGCAACCACATTCACGATTAGCCAGATTCTTTTTTTGTGGGCTTGGATAGGTCCTGTAAGTATGCTATAATTAAGTAGTAACCACAATTTCCCGTTTATTTCCCGTATTTGCCAGGTAAACCGACAAGCATAGGGAGTATAGTTTCTAGGATTATACTGCTGTTGCCTGGCGAATAAGACAAATAAACACTAATGTTCCTTACATTTTATTAAAATCAATGAAAGTTTGGGGTGGTTCGTGTTCCCGTTCCCCTTGCTGGTAACGGTCTTCTTACAAAAATTATACCCACAATATTAATATTTAGCTGTGTACAACTGAAATATGCGCTTTGTTTAAATACTATTTCTGGGTTACAGCTGTGCCTCTTTTTTAAAGCTCTTACTACCCCTTACGCTCATTGATTTTAATGGTACTCTGTACTCTCAAGTTGTTTAAAAAGGTGCTTCTTGAGAAGAAATTGTAATGTATTCATGGTGTTTTCCACATCATCTCTCAGACTGAGCATGTGGCAATCTCCAAAATAGGGATTGCCCTGAGAGTACAGAGCGCCAAATTTATTTATCTTTCCTCTAGGGTTTTCTTTGATAGGTTTACCCTGGCAAGCATAAGTTTTTTTTAATTATCCTCTATGGAGAGTATTTTCTCTCTCCTAGAGGAAAGGTAAGTAAAATATATGAACTATAAAGAGATAGAAAACTTAATAGAAATCATGGTTGAGAACGAAAAACAGCAATATCTTGAAATAAGTAAAGATATTCTGGGTAAGTGTAAGTTCCAATCAGGGGTTAATCCTAATATATACCTACCCCAAATCACTAAAATGGTAAACAATCATTTTAGTATGATGAGAGATAGGTTATTTTTGCATTTTCAAAAGATGCAAAAAAGGAATTCTAAAAGCATTGAAAAACTTTATAGTATCAATAAATTCCAAATCAATAAATTAAACAACAAATTAAATAAATTCGTTGCTAAAAAACAACACAAACAAATGCGTGTTAATCTTTAATCTAAAAGAAACTCAATGTCGATTAAAGTTTCGCTGTTATATCCCTCAATTATATTGAGTGAGAGTTTACAGGGTGGGACACAGGCGCCCTCCCAAGAAAATCTGAGCCAGTTAGCTTATCTGGTAAAATCAAATAAGACGCAGAGAATTATATAGGAACCAGGGTTCCCTGCTGTAACACTAATCCGAAAGGATACCTGATGAGCCTGAAATATGGCGACCGTTCCGAAAAGGGATGCTGGGTATCGGCTAGCTCACAATGTAGCCGCCTGACGAATAAAGCCAATTTTTTTCCAAAATAATTTCCCCTAAAAAGTTGTCTTCATTCGTCAACTACCCTCTCCACTATCTCAGATAATATCTCAATATAAGTCAATTAAACCCTACATTTTTTCGGGATAACTTGTCGCTGCCGAATTGGGTAAGGAGGGGTGGGAATAAACAAGCCCCAGGGTAAAAAAAAGCTAAGCGACTACTAACAATCCCATCTGGTAAGAGAAAAGTAAAAAAATCTTTTACTTTTTTTTAGGCAAATTTTTAAGTTAGGTTTACCCCGTAATTAAGGGGGTGAATCATACATTTTTAAACCACGTTCTTTCCTACCCTCACTACCTTTTTCGTTATTCTAAGATTAAAAAAAGATTAAAGGAGGGGTATAAGGGGAGTCTACCCTTACAACACTTCCAACCACCAGTATTTACACAATACATACAAAACTCCATAAAAAACAACAAGGGGGTATAGCTATAACTATGCCATAACCACATACTAAACAATATGGAGTTCGCTTCGCTCAATTAAACTTTATACTAATAAGGAGGTCGCTCCGCTCCAGCCAGTTTATGGGCAATTAAGGAAGAAAAAAATATGTTTTCGGGTTTATTCTACGGCTTACAAACACACAATGTTTAAGCCGTTTTTTTATGTTTTCCTTTTAATATTACGGGATATAATAACATTTAATACAATCATATTTAAAACATTTTGGCGGGAATTTTTACAAGATAATAATATTATGGATCTAATTAGTTTGCTACGCAAATAATTAGATATAATTTATAGTATGGTGGGTTTTGGCTCGGGCTTAATAGTTCGGGCTTATTTTGTTTTTATGGGATTTAGTCAATTATGGGTCAAATATTGTATTGAGTTATCAACAACAAAAAAAAATTTTTGGTGATTTTTTTTTGTTTGCTTGGGTGGATAAATAACGGGTCAAATAATAGCTAATATTACAATAGAATAAGCACTCTATAACCCTTGACTTTTTTGTATGATATGATATAATAATAAT